GGCGGGCCTTTTCTTTGGCTTCGTTCCTGGCGGCCTGGCTGGCTGGGGTAGGGGTAAGGCAGCCTGCCCACCCTGAACGGCCCGCAGCGGGCCAGCCAGCGGCCTGCATAGGCCAGCCAGCGGGCGGCCTTGGGCGTTTGTCCCTGGCTGCAGTTGTATGGATAACGCGCTATCAGCCGAATGGCTTGCCGATGCCCAGGCCATTGTTCAGGAGATCGGGCAAACTGTTACGATCAACGGGACGCAATACCTGGCTGCGGTTGGCGATCCTGCGCTGACTCAATCGTTCGGCGCTGGCGGCCTGTCGGATACTATCAGCGTTGTGGTAAAAGTTCCTGCCACTAACGCCGCGCTGGCGGCGAAGCCTTATATGCAAATAGGTAAAACTATTACCTTTGACGGGCGCAGCCTGCGCGTTGTCGGCTTCAGCCTAAAGCCTGGAACGGCCTGGCTTCAAATGACAACGCAGGACGCTGATCAGTTCCGATGAGTAGTATCAGCCCGCTGACAAAAGGCCAGGGCGCTATATCTGTTCAAATGGATACGGCAAAGCAGCAGATACTTTCGGAACAATTCAAGGCTTACGCTGAATATACCAGCCAGGCGCTTGTCGATCTGGTCAAAGAAGAAGCCGCGCTTACTTGTCGGGAAGCGATGATTTATTCCCCTTCGCTTGATCTATCGGGCGGGCGCGGGGATACGAAGGCAGCCGAAACCGCAGGCGATCAAGCGGTTGCCGCCGATATCCGTTCCGTTATTGTTTCGGATAACAAAAGCCTGGCGGCTTCAGTCAGCCCTGCAACGGGCAGCGGCGCGAAGTTCGCTAAATGGAAGCAAGGCAAACGCCCGAAATCTGGCGGCAGTATAATTCAAAAGATTTATGACGATCAAGATTTCGCGCGGGCATATTCGCGCGCCAGAAACTTGTTTATAAATCGAGCCTTTAACCTGGTCGGCCCTGGCGGCATAAAAGAGGAACACGAAAGGGAACGCCGTTTTTATCGAGGACGCATCAGGCGCAACGGCGGGCCATCAACTAAACTTTCCGCAGGCAGCCAGAAGATCGCAAACGAAAGCGCGATTAAATCATATATTAAGACCAGGCAAAAGCGCGTTGGATTTATGAAGGCAGGCTGGTTCGCTGCTATCAATAAACTTGGAGCGCCCAAAATCAACGGCGTTAGAAAAAACTTCGGCATCAAGGGACTGCCTGCCTGGATCAAGCGCCACGCCGCAAGCCACGGGCAGGTTAGCATTGTGGGCGGGGAACTTGCCGCTTCGGGCAAACTTTCGGGCGGCGATCGGCGGCTTAACATTATTGTTAAAAACGATCTGGGTAATATCTTCGGCGCGGCAGCCCGCGCGGCTACGGCTTCAAAAGTTCTGTTCGTTCGCGCTGGCAAGTTAGGCTTACGGCTTGGGCATTTTCAGAAGATTGCCGCCGACCGATTTAACACGGGCCAACCGCAAGGTTAATTTTATGGGAACTAAATCAACATTAGACATCGTGGAATCCGCCATCGTTGCCAACCTGGCAGCCGAATCTGGCCTGGCAGCATATCAGATTAAGGCCGCTGCCCAGGCCGATAAGATCGACCAGCCCGATAACATAATCGTAGCCTGCGAATCGGCAGGCCCGCCGCCTGGGCTGGCGCAAGTTATGGGCAACTATCTTTGCCGAATTAGCGTGGGGATATTTACGCAAATCGATAGCGGCAGCCTGGCGGCGCATCGTTCAGCCTGTCAGGACGCGCAAGGCCGCCTTGAGGATCAGGCAGGGATTAAAGGTTCGTTCGTTTCTTTGGGCGATGCGACCTGCTACTATAGCGAAATTAGCAGCATTGACGAAGGGCGCGGCGATCGGGCGTTTATGACAACCCTTAACTTTGAAATGCTTATTGTCCTGGCTGCCGTTTGACCAGGCTTGCAAAAGTAACAACTTACTTCGATGCCTTCGATCACTAAAGGGACGGCCCATATTCACGGAATTGCAGGCACGATTACGGGCCTAACAATCCAAAGTTATACTGTCGGCAAATCCTTTGCCAATTCGGACGAAGTTACCAATTCCATTGGGGTTGTTATCGGCGTTAAAATGTATGACGAACGAAAGACCCTCCAGGCCGAAGGGTTAGTTCCTACTTCATATACTGCTGCGGTTGGCGATAACCTTACCTTTACGGGCAACGGCATCGCCTTTAGCGGATTTATCCAATCGATCGAAGAACGGGGAGAAGCGAAAGGTTATATGCGGATCTCTGTTAGCGCGATTGAATACGAAGGTATTTGATTTTTCCTAACGGCTGGCGATTGTCAGCCTATGGCAGATAGGCGATTCCTTTCGGCGCACCTTATACCCGCGCGAACTTATGTCCTGGGCAGGATGTTATTGCCGTTTTGTATTAAGCATAGGATCTGGCTGCAGGGTATTGATTCCCCGTTTCTGCAAAGCGATAAAGAGATTACGCCCGCCGATCTGATTATCGGCCTGAAAGTTTGCGCGGAAGAATCGTTCGGGAAGCCTACCTGGGCTGATCGCTGGCTGGCGCTGCGGCTTACGCTGGATAGCAAATTATTTGCCGAAGGCTGCCGCGCTTTCGTTTGCCATATCGATACGCATAAAGATTGGCCCAGGTTTTACGAAAAGAAAGAATCGCAGCGCGGCGGCGAGGGGACAGTTCCCTGGCAGTTGTCAGTCGTTGCGGCCCTATGCAAAAACGGCATAACATATTCGGAAGCGATGCAAATGCCCGAAGCGAAGGCGATCTGGCTTTCGGCGGTTTTCTCGATCCAGGGCGGCGCTAAACTTGATATTCTTTCAACTGATGACGAAGAACTGATTGAAAGCCTGCAGCCGCCCGCAGCAGTTGACGGCGCGGCAAATGTAGGGGAAGCCCGCAAACCTTATGAGCAATAGCCTGGAGTTCTCAATCAACGCGCGCGACAATACATCAAAGGTTGTCGATACTGTAAATAATAAGATTAACAACTTCGGGCGCGATGTTGCAAAAATGGCGCTTGGCATCGCTGGCCCGCTGGCCCTGGTTCAGTTGGCAATCGGGAAGATAGGCGAAGCGATTGCCGAATATAAAGAACAGGTAGCCGAAGCGATTAAGTTCGGTTCGGAACTGCCTAACCAGGCTAAAGCGTTGAATGTTAGCGTGGAAGAATATCAGCGCCTTTCAAACGCAGCCGAAGCCGCAGGCGCTGGAATCGATACTGTCGCGCAAGCGTATATCGAAGTTCGCAAAGCGATTGATGCCGCTAAAGATCCGACCAGCAGCCAGGCCGCTGCGCTGCAGGCGCTTGGCTTCGCCGCCGCCGATATCGCCGCAGGGACTATTAAGCCGATTGAAGTTATCGAACGCCTGGGCCGCGCTATGCTTACGGGCGCTGATGACGCTACGCAGTTTAAGATCGCTTCGGGCCTGCTGGGCGCGGGCGTTGAAAAGTTAATTCCCATTCTTCGCAAGGCCGAAGCCGCAACTAAAGGTTATAGCGATGCGGGCGATGTTTTGTCAGAAGAAGAAGCAGGCATTTTGCGCGATGCGGAAATCGCTGAAAAGAAAGGCGAACTTAAAGAAAAGGTAGCCAAGGCCAGGGAAGCCGCGCGCGACAAGTTCTTTGCAAAACCGAACGCTGGGCGCGAAGCATTAAGGAATGAATTATTCCCGACACTTTCCGAAAGCGAAATGAGAGAGAAAAGCGGCGGTTCGATGAGCCTGCCTGGTTATAGAGCAAATATGAATTACAAGGATGGATATCGCACCGAAGATACATTCGTAAAGGACAAACTTACAGATGAAGAAAAGGATTTGATTATTCGGGAATACGCTGCGCGGGCGAAAGCGCTAAAGGCCAAAGAGGAAGCCGACAAGGCCGCCGCCGACAAGGCCGCCGCCGATCAACTAAAGGCAATCGCTGACGAAGCGGCGGCGAAGCAGCAGAACGCTAAAGACGAAGCCAAGCGCTTGGAAGAAGCCGATGCCGCGCAACTTAAAACCCTCGAAGATGAGGACGCGCGCCTGGAAGATTTATCAAAGGGTCAGGGCAACGCCGCCGCCGACAAAGCCAAAGCCGACAAGGCCGCGCTGGGTAAGGCATTGGACGAAGAAGCCAAGGCCGCCAGCAAAGAAGTTAAGTTCACGGGCAGCAGCCTGCGCGAAATTGGCGGCGCGCTTTCGGGCGAAGCACTAACCAGCGGAATCGATTACCAGGCTGCGGCGCTGGACATTAATAATAAGATACTTATTGAACTGCAGAAACTTAATCTGAAAACCCTGCCCGCCGTTCCTGATACAAACTTTACGATCAGTAACGAACCGATGGGCCTTTATAGGGTTTGATTTTATGACTATTAAAACAAAGGGGAGCGTTGACGGCTTCGAACTTCAACCCGATTGGACAATCGAAGGGGACGGCTACGGCCTGCTTACTTCGCGCTTAACTTTCCGATGCAACGCCGCCAGCGCCGCCGCAAAATCGCCCAGGACGGGCGAGAGTCATCCTAAAGACGGGCGTTTGAAATGCCATCGTTCAACCTATACAGTTATTAAAGGGGACGCAGCCCAGATAATTGCCGAATATGTAGGCATCGAAAGCGGGGATTATACGCGCATTCAGATTAAAGGGGATATCATTACGGGAACGCAGCCGATCCAATCTCATAAAGATTTCATCAGAGTTCTTAAAAATAAAGGCTGGGATTCGGCAACCCAATCGTTCCCCGAAACAAAAGCGGCGGCGGTTGATAACGCCCTGGTAGGCGTTAAATCTTTCGTTGTCGCAGATTCCCAGATCACGGCAACTTTCTACAGCGCCAGCAAAGGGACAGTTCAGGAAGGCGTTAATATGGTAGGCAAAACCTTTTCTTCGATGCCTGGCCTGCAGGATGTAGTTCTGCCGACCTATGGCAGCCAGAAGTTAAGCGCCTTTCACGATCGTTATGCTATGCTGGCAGGTTTGAGTTATGAGAAGTTCGCCCACTTATACAAAATTAATTTCACGATTAGGATTTCGCCAGGCGGCTTTCATAACCTTATCTATCCACGCCACAATTAAACCCCAACTTTATGCTGCAGCAAGGCGTTGGATATTCTTATTCTAATTCTTCGTTAGGTTCATCGCTTACGATTGATATCCCAGCGCGCCCGAAGGAAACGCTGCCATTATTTATTTACGAAGATACTGATTCTAACGGGAATACTGTTTTCAGAATCAACGCAGGAACTTTTAACAATGTATTGCCCAGGGTGAACGGGCAGGAGATCGGCAGCGATAACGCCTATCTGGCAGCGCCCAATCAAACCAGCCTGGTATTACTTACGACTGTAGCAGCGCCAAAGCCGAACCCTGCCTGGCCTGTCGGCTTTCCTTCTATAGCGTTAACAACTAATCAGGTAGTTCCTCCAGCCACGCCGACAGCCGCTTATCTTTCGATCGGGAAGATTGTAGTAACAAACGATCAAGGGAATAAGGTTTATACAATTCAGAACTTTGTCAGCGGCAGCCTTTGGGGTGAGCGCTACGAATGCGGCGATACTTTAGAATATTGGTTCAGCCGAATCTGATGAGCCTGCCGCATCGCATCGCCGCAACCTTTTGCGAATTGGGGAAACTTGATGACCCCAAGGAAAAGCGCCTGCCTGGGCATAAGTTTAACAAGGCCAGCAAAGTTGATAGCGGGGACGGCCTTGCCAACCCTGGCGATCTAACCCCTACGCACGAAGGCTACGGCGGCGGCGCAAATAGTTATTACACGGCTTACCCGAAATATCTAATTACAAAAGTTCAAGGGACTAACCTGGGGGTTTCATCGGCTGAAAACTTCCCAGCAATTCAAATAACCCTTACCCCTTTTAAAAATGAATGGTCGGCTAATGTAATCGATGGGCGCAGCGAAATCGCATTTTATGTAGTTCGCAACGATGAAGATATTTCCGACCTTGCCGCGCTTGCGAGGGAAACGACAGGCAAAGCCGAATTGGTTATTCAGGATTGGTCAGTTTATTTTAATCAAGATCCGCCGCCGTATTGCGATAATACGGCAGCCGAACTTATATCAACTATAGTCCTAAAGCCGCTGGACAGCCTCGACCCCAACGATGTTTATTTTAATAATTTAAAGTTCTTTCCAACTGAACAGTTCCAGCCCTGGAGACACGGCATTGAGAAAGGTTTTATTACGCAAGGCAATATGCTTTGCAGTTTTTCAGCCTATAACATCAGGCTTGATGAATTAGGGGTTAACGCCGTTAACACTCTTAATCTGTCTGATCCGAGTTTTCAATATATGCGCCACCTTTGGAAGCCGCTAAATACTGACACGGCGGTTTTCTATTCTAATACCTGCACGTGGAAGTTAAAGATTAAGGCCGAACTTTGCTGCTGGAATGAAGGTTATAAAATCAGCGGCAAGGTAAAGATTTCTTATATCGATTGTTTCGAGCCGCCGCGCTTCCCTGGCTTTCCGAATTACCCCTATAAAAACACAACGCCCGATGCCAACGATCCGAACAATGTTTATTATTGGTTCGTTTTTCACGGCAATATATTCAAGGTTGATACTTTCGAGCCTGTTCCGTTTCAGGATATTCCTTGGGAAGTTACGATTGACGATCAAACGGCAACGGGCGCAGAAATCGAAATCGAGGAAATACCCATTCCGCAGGAAATCGGCGGCAACCTGAAGCGCCTTTATTTTATAAACGGCTTTACAGTTGATACAATCGAACCGCCGCCGCCGCCCGCTTAATGCTAATCGTTTGACAGCCTCGCAACTTTGAAGCCCTAAACTTTATGGCCCTACCTTCTGCTTTAAAACTGTTTATCAACCCGCGCCGTAACCTGGCCTTCGGCAACTTTGAGGGGACGGCCCAGATCACGAACCCAACCTTTACCTTGGGCGATACGGCGCGCATTGAACTTTACCTGGTCGAAGATACGAATATTAGTTCTTACCCCAGGCAGGAAATCGCTTGGCCTGGATCGCCTGGCATCAAGGTTGCAATCGGGCCGATTGATGAATCGCCCAAGGCAGGAACTTGGGAAATTGTTTTCGGAGGCGATGCTACTTCTGCCCTGGCCTTTAACATTACGGCAACCGCCTTGTCGGCGGCGATCAACGCGCTGGCTTCGATTACGGCAGCAGGCGGCGTTACTGTTTCTAAAATTGGGGATAACTATAACATCGTTTTTAACCAGAACGGCGCGCGCGCTTTATTTACTACTGATGCAAGTTCATTAATTCCCCTTTCTACTGCTACTGCTTCGACCCTGCAGGAAGGGGACAATACACGCCCAGCGATTAGCCTAATCCATTTGCAAAGAAATGTTGCAGGGTTGGCAACTTCGTTTGCCGCAACCCCAGCCAGCGTTCTAACGATTGAAACCCTGTCGGCCTGGAACGGGCAGCGCGTGAATTATCGGGCCAGCATATCGCCCGATCCGAAGGGCGGTTCGTTCAGCCTGTCATTTGACGCGCTTACGGGTAGCGATGTATCAACCGCCGCGCTGGCTGTCGGCGCACCTGCGCTTGATATCCAGAACGCCTTATCCCAGGGCGCGCTGCTGGACAAAGTATCGGTAACGCAAGTAGGCGCTTACGCTTATGATATTACGGCAACTGTTCAGCCCGATGCTGCTGGGCTAACTGCCAATGGTTCGGGCATTAAATCCTTTAGCGGCTATGTCGGGGAACTGACCCTAAACACGGCTGAAGCGATTAGCCTTCTGGATGGCGCGGTTCTGGTTTCTACAACGCTGGAAGTTGAAATTACTTCTGATAGCAAAACCCTTACGATCCTGCAAATCGCTTGCGTATTAGATAACGCAGTTATCGATCAGGGCGCGGTTGTTCCGCTGGTTCTGGATACTTACCTTACCGAAGTTACGGCAGACGGGCGCTATGCCCGCCAAAGCAATAACCTAAACGATCTGGCAGATTTATCAGTCGCGCGCGCTAACCTGGATGTTTATGATACCAGCGCCGTTGATTCGCTGCAGGCGCTGAAGGCCGATGTTGCGGGCGCTACTTTTGGCGGCGATATCATCAGGGACAACGGAACGGGACAAACGATCATCGGGCCTGCATCGGTTTCTTTCAGCCAAACGGGCGGCGGCGGTTCGTTCATCAATTACGGCAGCGTTTCCCTTACCTTCCCCGATGCCAGCGTTCAATCAACCGCTTACACGGGCAGCGCGGCGGCAGATTTTGCCAGCATTACGGGCCAACCGAATGACAACGCTAACCTGTCGCAAGCACTTTCAGATAAATACGATAGCACGAATCCAAGTAATTTCATAACAACGGCTAATCTTTCTGATGGCATCAGCGTTTTCGTTATCGGCGTTCCTTATGAACTTAACCCAGGCGATGATACTGTTTCCAGGCTGAAGTTAAGCCAGGGAACGCCGCAGGCAGTTTCAACGGGCGATGTATGGTATGACGGGCAATCGCTTGCCTACTGCGATGCTTCATCAAATGCGCGTTACCTTTTGGAAAGCGCTAACCCATCAATCAGCGGCGCGCTTACTTTTACAGGTATCCTCACAACCCTGCCGCCGTTAAACTTGGGGATCGAGCGCGATGCCGCGCCTACTTATGCCATTAACGGCAGCGTTTGGATTAACAACGCTGCGATCCCCAGGTTAACTTACCGATCGGGCGGCTTTAATTATAACGCCGCGCTGGTTAACGGGACTAATAATTTTAGTAACTATCAAAGTATTTCGACCAGCAGCGCGGCGTTCCCTGCGCTTCGTATCGAACAAAAGGGAACTGCGCCCGCCCTGGTAGTTGAAGATTCTGCAACGCCTGATGCTAATGCGCTGGTGGTTGATGCTTCAGGAAATGTAGGCATCGGCCTGGCTTCAGCCTATACGGCTACGCAAAAGTTAGAGGTAGTCGGCAATATCAAGGCCGATAATAACATTAACGGCGCAGGCCCAGCGTATCGGGTTAACTCCGTTGTGGCGCATACAGGCGGCGCGGATACTCACGATCTGCTGGTTTCGATTGGCGGCAGCACCTATCGCATCGCCTTGCGCTTCGTTTCCACCCCTTAACCCCTATGGCATATATCTTAACATTCCTGGCAGGCGCGATCGCTGGCCTTCTAATCTACAGAAAGCATAGCGCCAAACTTTCGGAAGCCGAAGCCAAGGCCCGCGCTGCGGCTGGCATTCTAAAGAAGTAAGCCGATGCGCCGCAGCCTGCTGCTGGTATTGCTTACCCTGGCAGGCTGTTCTAACGGGCCAGAAGATTTGCTGCCCGATGCAAAGCCCGCCGCTGGCGCTGATGTTACGGCATCGTTTGGGCTGAAGCAGGATAAAGCCGATTTCAAGGTTGGCGCTGCAGTTCAGGCGGCGCGCGAAGCAAACGCAGCCAGCAAGCCTTCAGTCGTTGAATCCGAACTGTCCCTGGCTTCGTCCTATCTGCCGCCCGTCCCGTCAAGCGATCTGATTGAAGCCCGAAGCCGCGCGCAGGCCGCCGATCCTGCCGCCTATGCCAAGGCAATCGAAGAAGGGAAGCGGCTGAATGAAGAACTCCATAGCCTTTGGGATAGGATGGAAGCCGAACAATCAAAGGCTGCCGCTGATATCAAAGAACTTCGCAGCCAGGTTGAAGGCCATAAGGCCAAGGCCGAAGCCGAAAGGAAAGATAAGATTGCCGCGCAGTTGGGCCTGGCTGGCGCTGCTATGCTGGGCGCAGGCGTTCTTCTGCTGGCCTTCGGTTCTTATATCGGCGTTACGAAGTTCAGCGCGGCCCTGGTTATGGTAGGCGGCGCGGCAGTCGTAAGCCTGCCCTGGGTTTTTGATAGCAACTATTTTCCCTGGATCGCTGGCGGCGGCTTCGCCCTGGCGGCCCTGCAGGTTTCAATCGCCTTGGCTGTCAAACTTTGGCGCTGGTCATTCCCTGCGCCGCCGCCCGTTTGCGAAGCCCGCCTGCCTGAAGAAGATTTTAAAACCATAACCCGCCCGCCCGAATGAGCGCCGCGCCAGCAATCCCCGACAGCCTGGAAGCCGTAACTTCTGATGAAGCGATGAAGGCTGGCATTATCGCCGCAGCCTTGGGCGGTTCGGCTATGATCGCGCGGTTACTGCTGCAAAGCGAACGCGCCAGCCTGGGCTTTATCCTTCGCAGTTCCTTCGCTGCCTGCGTAACGGCTTACTTTGTTAACCTGGCAGCCCGTGATTACATTACCAGCGAAGGCTTGCGCGTTTGTATTTGCGGCATCGCTGGATTCGCCGCGCCTGAAATACAGAATTACGGCCTGGAGTTTATAAAGGCAAAGATGCAGGGTAAGGTTATGGAAGCCCGTAAAGGCGCGGGCATTAACCTTCCCAGCAAAGCCAAGCCGACCAAACGAAGGAAACAAAATGGCAAGCGCTGATCATCAGGCGTATAACTTGCGGCTTGCCGTTATCGGCTGCCTTGCGGTTTCGATGATCTGCGCGCTTACTATTTACCAAACGGCTGATTTCATTCTGGCTTCCCTGCAATCAAGCGAAGCGCTTGTTATGTTAATAACCGATGCGGGCGTTCGCAGCGATGATAAGAACCTCGAAAGGAATCTGGGCAGCGCAACCCTGGCGCTTTCTACCTGCCGAGATATATGCCTGGCTTTATTCCTGGGCTGTTGCCTGATCGGCTGCGCGCTGGCTGCAAAACTATTAGGATGGGCGAACCGCCCAAGTTCCCGAAATGGCAAAAACTAAAAAACGATTTACCATTAAGGAAACAAACCTGGCAGCCGATTGGGGACAGGCCGAACCGCTGGGCGGCAATCGTTTTGTTATTCGCATCGATCGGAAACATCGCAGCGAGCGCAGCAGGCTGAACACTTTGGTTCACGAAGCCGCGCATATTGCGGATATGGATACCAGCGAAACAAAAGTTCGGCATTTAACTGCCGTGATCGTGGAGGCGCTATGGCGGCAGAACTATCGGCGCGTTCGTCAGTAGCCCGCGCAGGCCGCTGGCTGGCCCGCTGGCGGGCTTTGTATGCCTGGGCCTACCCTTTCCCCTACCTTGGCCCATCAGGGCCGCCATAGGCCAGCCAGGCGCAATCGGCTTAAAGGCTGGTTAGGCGGGCAAAACCGCAGGGAAAGCGGGCTTTCTGGCTGGGATTAAAATAGTTTGATTTTCCCGTTGACGGCAGCCCAGGCCGATCTACTGTCCTGATATTCCTAACCCGCAAAACAAAACCAAAATATGAAAACCGAATCCCAAATCCTGAACGCGATTGAAAGCGCCTATCGCGCTGAATACCAGGCAGCCGCCGATGCCGCCGCCTTCGCCGCAAATGCCGCCGCCTTCGCCGCAACCAGGGGCGCAACGCGCGAAGCAAACCGCCTCAACCTGGCTGCCGAAGCCAAGCGCGAAGCGCTTAACAAGTTCCGCGAAATCGCGATGCGCGCGATCTACCCGAACGGCTAACCCTTTCCCACAACCCAACCCGCAAAAAACAAAACGCATATGACTACCGCCCGCCTACAGAAACAAATCGCCGCTGCTAACCGCGCCCGCCGTTGGGACGAAGCAATCGACCTGGCAGATCGCTATCGCCTTGCGGTTTCCGCGCATCGCAGCGCAGCCGCTGGCATCAGCCAGAAAGTCAGCGGATCGCCGTCCTTCGGCGGCCTATGCGCTTCGGCCTTGGCAGATTACGAACGCTGCCGCCTGGAACTTCTGGAAATTGAATCCGCTATGGGACGCAACCGCCAGGCGCGCGGCCTGCCTTACTAACCCTTTTCTACAAACTAACCCGCAACCCTACCCGCTATGACCGCCAGCCAAGCCAAGCCCGCCGTTCCTACCAGCCTAACCGATCCTGCCGTTAAGGCGGTTCTGGATTCGCTGCTAATGTCCTGGGAACTTATTGATCTGGATATCGGAAACGCTGAATCGCAGGAACGCGCCTGGGAACTTTCCCTTCGCGCAAAGCCTGGCGATGCCGTTGCGATTACTGCCTTTAACTATTGGGCCGATCAGCGTATCGAATGCCAGGCTTACAAGGCCAGGCTGCGCGGCCTAATCAAAGGCATTCGTTACTTGCGCCCTGATGGATCGTTTCCCCTGGTCGGCTGGCAGCGCGCTGCGAAGGAAGCGAAGCGCATCAACGGCTAACCCTTTCCCACAACCCAACCCAATAACCCGAACGCAAATGATTACCGCCGAACAAATCGAAGAAGCGAACGCCGATCGCCTGATCTGCAAAGCCAACCTGGCAGCCTGGCGCAAGCGCCTGAAGAAAGCCGTAGCGCTTTATCCCTGCCTTCACGCCGCCGCCCAGCCCGAAGCCGCGCGCTTGATCGGTGAAGCCTACCTGCAGGTTAAGGCTTGCGGCGCTTGCGCCAGGGCCGCGCAGGAAGTTTATCGGCAGGCTATCTTTATGGCCCGCAAGTTAACCCCTTCTAACTAAACCCTATGCTTCGCCCTATCCTTATCGCCTTGTCCCTGGCTGCCGTGATCGCCTTCGCGCTTTCGGTTTTCTTCGGCAACGATTTCCCCGATCTGCTGGAACTAATCGATAACCCCAAGTTCTAAACGCTATGGATACGCCCGCCATCAGGGAACGCTGCCTGTTTAATTTGCATATGCTGGCCTGCGAAGTTGGCTTCATTAACGATCGGCTTATTTGCTGCGACATAACGCAGGCCGCTGCCCGCCGCCAGGCGCAAACCCTGGCTGACCAGACAACGGAACGAATGCAGCAGGACGGCGCAGCCGAAGCCTGGATTACGGCCCACAACGCAGCGGGCGGGCTGGTCGGCCTGTCCTGGCAGATTCTCCTGGTTAACGACCCTGATCCCTTACACGGCAATATAACCCCCAAGGGCCGCGCCTGATGCGAACCGCCGCCGCCCTGTTCTGCCTATCTGGCTGGGCCGCTACGGCCTTGGCTGTCGAAGGATGGCAGGTTGATGCCGTGATTAGGATAGAAAGCGCTGGCAACCCCAAGGCCGTAGGGGACAACGGCGCGGCAATCGGGCTGGGCCAATTTCATCGGGCTGCCTGGATCGACTGCAGCCAGGTAAGGGAAGCGCGCGGCCTGCCCGCCTACCCCTACAGCCGCGCGGCCTGCCCGATCATCGGGCGCGCCTACCTTGCGACCTGGCTTGCCTACCTGGGCGAACGCTACGCCCGCGCTACAGGCCGCCAGGCATCAACCGCTGATCTTTACGCTATGCATAACCTTGGCTTTAACGGCTACGCTAAAAGGGGTTTTGATATTTCACGCTGCCCAGGCATAACTATACGGAAAGCCGCCAGCCTTAACCGCTGACTGTAACCCGAAAAACACAATGCAAACGATCGCAGCGATTGATCCTGGCGCTAAATCTGGCGGCATCGCCTTATGCGACCAGAACGGCATCAGGCTATTTAAAATGCCCGCCGATGCCAGCGAACTGCGCGACATTATTCCCTTTAACGCTACTGTAGTTATTGAGAAAGTTCCTCCCTTTGTCGGGCGGCTGATCCCCAGCAGCGCGGCGTTCAAGTTGGGCAAATCTGCGGGCTGGCTGGAAGGCTTTACGCAAGGCCGCCAGCAGCGATTGATCCTGGTAACGCCGCAAGCCTGGCAAGCGGGCCTTGGGATTCCGCGCGGCGCGCGTTCGCAATCCCAATGGAAAAGCGCCCTGAAGGCCGAAGCCGCCCGCCGCTATCCTTCGGTTAATAATCTAACGCTGCAAACTTCTGACGCGCTTCTGTTACTTGATTGGGCGCTGCGAAATCCTGCCTGCCTTGGCTGATCCCTTTCCCCAAAATGAAAAAACACAACCTACAACCAGCGCCCGCAATCGCCCCGCATTCGCCAGGCGTTCAACAAATCGGCGAAAGCCCTTATTTCATTATGCCCGATGGCAGCGTTACGCGCCGCCTAAAGCCTACCCTGATTAACGGAACGCCCTATTATAATCTTTGCATCGGCAGCGGCAAAACAATCCGAACCAGGCACGATCGGCTTTTAGATTTTGCCATCGCCTTTGCCGCCGTAGGCGAAGCCCGCGCCGCCGCGCGCCAGCAGCCGCCCGCTTAACAGATTTCCCACAACCCAAAACAACCGAACAAATGAGCCGCCCGAAGAAGGACGAAAGCCTGATCATAACAACGAACGCCGATTATGTTATCAGCGTTAAGCCCGCCGAAGAAATGACTGCAACCGAAGCGCTAACCGCAGGCATTAACGCCTGTTCCAATGTCCAGGCTACGCGCATCAATCCCCATTTCCGTAGCAAGTATTTTGGGCTGGGCGATTTACTTTCGCAAGTTAAGCCGACTCTATCCGCTTACGGCCTGGTTATCCTGCAAACCCCCACTTCCAGCGAAGAACGGATTTGCGTTAGAACCGAAATCTTACACGGCAAAAGCGGGCAGCGTTTTGATTTCGGGGAACTTGGCATTAAGGCCGCTGGCCTTAACCTGCAGGCGCTGGGCAGCGCGCTTTCCTTTCTCAAGCGCTACGCTATCGCTACGATTGTAGGCGTTGCTTCTGATGACGAAACCGAAGATGACGGCAACGCCGCCAGCCGCCCGATCCAGCATAGCGCGCCCAAGCCGCAGGCCGCCCAGGCTGCCGCGCAGCCCAAGCCCGCCGCCTGGTTCGTAACCGCTGGCTTCGTTACGCCGCAGGCCCAGGAAGTTGCCGCCGAACTCCTGCGCCGTAAGGGTTGGCTGGGCGCTGGGGACGGCCTGCAGGAACTTGACGAAAGCAAAATCGCCGCGCTGCATCAGGGTAAAATGTTGCAAACCTTTGTTGATGCCGTTCGCGCCCAACTCTTAACGCCGAAAGCCCAACCCGATGCCCGTTAACCCGAAGGTAAATCCCTGCCTTCCGATCACGCCTTACCCTATGGCCTTCAACGCAAGCCTTCCCTATCGCCGCAGCGCTGCCGTTATCCTGGTCGAATCAGGCGTTCGCCCGCGCCATATCCGCAAGGCGCTGCTGCTTTCAGGCCGACAACTTCGCAAGGCCCAGCGATCAGCCAACCTTTCGCCCGTCCTGCCGTGAACGAACCGAAGAAGCCGCGCCGCGCGCGCGAAATGCTGGAGATTAACGGGCGTAAGGTTAGCCGCAGCCTGTATAACAAACTTAACGCTATCCGCGCCGACCTGGAGCGCCTTAATAATGTCGAACGATTGAACCTGCCCGACATAGCCGCGCGCCTTTCGGTCAGCCGTGAAACGGCAGCGACCTGGGCCGAACTCCTGGGCGTTACTATCCTTAACAGTTATCGCCGCCCGCGCCTTGATAAATCTACCTGGGCGAAGTTATTGCCGCCGATGCGTAAAAGGGGAATGACATACAAAGAGATCGGCGCGCAGGTCGGCGCTACTAACATTAGCGTTTGCCGCTGGTTTCTAAATCAAGGCATCGTTACGAATAAACATTATAACCGCTGAAGTTGTGGAAAGATTCCCTGCCATTCCGAAGGCCGTAACCCGCCAGCATTACGCAAAGCATAAAAACGGCGCAGCGAAGTATGCGCTTTACGCGCTGATCGATTCGGTTGATGTAAGCCTGGAGGTAAGCGCCGACACCCTGGCGGCATTCAGGCTTAACCTTGCCGCCTGGACTAACGAAAGCCGTAAGGCGTTCAGGTTCTCCATTGTTTCTTTCTGGCTGGTTCTTAACTCCCACGATTTCAAACCCTACTCTCCTCATAAGCCGCCGCGCCTATAACTTTCCCAACCCAAAAACCGATGACCATAACTAAAGAACAGATCAACGCCCTTCCGACTGCAACCTGGACGCGCGAACAATACGATGCCCATAAGGACGCGCTTAATCAAAGCGGCTGTAAAGCGATTTTACATTCGCCGCAGCATTACCAGGCCGAACTTACTAACCCGCGCAAAGATACGGCAGCGCTACGTATCGGCAGGCTTACGCATATGGCGGCCCTGCAGCCCGATCAGTTTGCCGCCCTGGTAATCTGCGAACCAGAAGATGCGCCGAAGCGCCCAACCGAAAAGCAGGCAACGGCGAAGAAGCCGAAGCCCGAACATATCGAAGCGCTGCAGTTCTGGCAGGCGTTCGATTCCCAGGCCGCTGGCAAAATCGTTTGCGATCGGGACGAATACCTGGAATCGATTGCCTACGCTGGCGCGCTCAAGGCCGAACTTTCCCATTGGCAAGTTAATCCCTTGGCAACCGAACTTTGCCTAACCGCCGATTACGGATCAACGCCCCTAAAATCTCAAATCGATTTGATTGGCGCTGATGGGTTTATTTACGATCTCAAAACCTTCACGGGCTACGCAACTCCCCAGAACATCCTTCGCGAAATCTATCAAAGGGGTATGCACCTGCAGGCAGCATTTTATCAACTGATTTTTAAACTTGTTTTCGGGGAAAGGCCCGCAGGGTTTCGCCTGGTCTTTGTCGAAAAATCCCAGCCTTACGCAACCGCTACCTTTGAACTTTCGCGCGAACTGATCGCTGAAGGCGGCGTTCTGCTGCAGCAATCAATCGAGGCTTACAACGCCGCGCGCGAACTGAACCATTGGCCCGCCTACCCGAAGCAAATCATTACCCTTGCGCCGCGCGCGCAAGGCGGCAGCCAGGCCGATAACGCAATCACCTTTGCCTAAACCCTATCCCTTATGATCCCTGAAAACAATAAGCCAAAACTGCAGCCCATTTCAAAGCCTGGGCGCTATTCTGTTCGTATCTGCAAACTGCGCGAAGAAGATATCGGCCTTACAGCCAAGAACGATCCAAAGGTTCGCGTTCTAATGGTTACGAACGATAGCCAGAAGATTAACGATCTGTTCTATGCTTCGACCCCAGGCGCTTTAAAGCGGGCCGCTGCGTTTGTCGGCATCGCCCTGGGCAAGCCTGTCGGAATGCCGCCCAAGGATAAGGACGGCTTTGCCGCTTTCATCGGGCAGGCCGAAGGCAAGGTTATCGCCGTTGAAGTTATCGAGGTGAACGAAACCTGGCAGGACGGAAGCGAACATATCGTTCGCAAGGTTAGCCGCTTTGAATCCCTGCAGGAAGGCCCGCCGCCACCCTGGAGGCCAAAGCCAAAGGCCGCGCCGCTGGTTCAGCCCGACATTTCCTTTGATGCCGAACCGCCCGACAACGGCAGCGTTCCCTTTTGATCGTGGGAACATCGTATTCCAAGCCTGCGCTGATCCTGATTTGCGGATACGCCCGCGCTGGTAAAGATACCCTTGCGGACGGCCTAACGGCTGGCGCGCTTGGCCCTACGGCGAAGGTTGCGCTTGCCGATCCGCTTAAAGAGACAGCCGACAACGCAATAAAAGAAATAATCGGCAGCGGCGTTAAGTTCCCAGGCTTTAAGAACGAAGCATTTAAGGTAACTAACCGCGCGCTGCTGGTCGAACTTGGGAAAACCTGCCGCGCTATCCATCAGGATTGCTTTATCGAAAAGGCCCTGGAGAAAGCCAGCGCCTTGATCGCCCAAGGCATTACGGCAATCATTACCGATGTTCGCTATTCAAACGAACTCCAGCGCTGCCACGATTTAGCCCAACTAAAAAACCTGCCGCTATATACGATGCTTATCGAAACATCGGGCATCGGGCCAGCGAATGATGAGGAACGAACTAACCAGGCGCTGCTGCTTATCCGTTCCGAAACATCGAACATCGGCTGGTCAGATCATACCCGCTGGCAGATTAACGAAGCGCTTGCCATATATAGACACGGGCGCGAACTTGCGCGCTCAATTCACATTTGATTTGCCCGACACCCTGAACCGCAAAGCATAGCCCGCCCACAACCTAACAAGCGGCAGCCACAACCGCCGCGCAAACTCTATACCCTATGCCAGCCCAACCGCTGACCCTGCCGTTCGATCCTGACGCTGAACGCAACCTTATCGCTTCGATCCTGGTCGATGCCGACCCCAGCAAGCCAAGCCTGAAGGCTTGCGCTACCATTGGCCTAACGCCTGCCTGTTTTTACGAACCGCGCCATCAACTGATCTGGAACGCTATCCAGGCCGTTGATTCCGAAGGCGCGCTGCCTGACGAAATAACAGTATCTAACTACCTGCGTAACCAGGGCGTTATCGAACAGGCTGGCGGCAGCGCCTACATTAACGAACTAACGGGCGCTTTGTTCGCGCCTTCCCCGAACCTGCGGGCATCGGCGGCGATCGTTAGCGAAGCGCATCAGGCCCGCTTACTAATCGGCATCGCCCAGGGAACGATCCAGCGCGCACAATCTGGCGCGTTCAAGCCTAACGAACTTGCCGCATCGTTCGCAGCCCAAGCCAAGGCCGCGCTGCAGGCTTATGCGCCGAAGGACGGCGAGCAAAAAATGGAACTGCACGATTTGGAGGCATTCGACAGGGACAACGATCCGAACAACCTCATCGGCAAGCGCTGGCTTTGCAAAGGCGGCAGCCTACTGTTTTCGGGCCAGGCTGGCAGCGGCAAATCTACCCTGGTTACCACGATGGCAATCCGCTGGGCGCTGGGGTTCGACCTATGGGGAATCAAACCTGTTAGGCCGTTGCGTATCCTGATCCTGCAATCAGAAAACGACCTGGGAGATTTAAGCGAACAATGGAACGATACCTGTAACGCCCTTAACCTTTCCGTAAGCGAACGCGCGCGCCTGGCTGAACAAATCTTTATCTATCGGGAAGCCGTTAAAACAGGCGAAGCCTTCGGCATCCTATTGGAAGAACTCATATCAAGGCATACCTGCGATATTGCGTTCGTTGATCCGCTTCTGGGGTTTGCGGGCGGCGATGTATCAAAACAGGATTTTTGCAGCCACTTCCTGCGGCATATCCTACAGCCTTGCCTTATGCGAACGGGTTGCGCCCTGGTCGCAGTTCATCATCAGAACAAACCGCCAAAGAAGAAAGAAGATCAGGGCAGCATAACATCAACTTACGATTTCACGGGAAGCGCTGAACTTGCAAATTGGTTTAGGGCCACGGCGATTTTAAGGCGCGAAGATAACGAACTCCCGCATTTCGTTCTGAAGTTAGGGAAGCGCGGCGGGCGGGCTGGCCTGCAGGATCAAGGCGGGCGCTTTACCGATAGCCTGCGGATAAGGCATAGCAAGGTTCGCGGGCAAATCTGCTGGGAACGGAATAATGACCCCTTGCCAGCCGATGACACCCTTTAGCCTGGCAGCCCGTTTAAGCCCGCTGGCTGGCCTATGGCGGCCCTTGGGGTGGCCTGCCTATGTCCTGCCCGCCCTAACCGCCCTGGCGGGCCTACGGCTGGCCCGTCCTTTGATCCTGCCCGAAGATCGGCACAGGCGTAATAACCTAAAGGTTATTGTTAGGGTTTTAACCCTTTGTTTAACGCTTACGCTACAAAGGGATTATTCCCCTAACTGCTAACCCGCGCGCTGCCTAACTGATGAGAACTAAAAGAGTCAATAAGATGGGAATAACTAAAGCGATTAAATGGCGCAAAGCCTGGCGCGATCATAAGCCGACAATGCGCGCCAACCTGGAACGCATCAATAGGCGGCTGAAGGATAGCAAGGCAGCCCGTATCGAGCGCGTTAAAGTTATCCTGGGATACCTCCCCGAAGGATTTACCAGCAGCCAATCCAAAGAACTATTTACCAATGCGCTGGCCCTGGCTGGTTACGATCCGACAGCGCCCAGGTTAAAGCGGCTGCGAACCTATGCCGTTAGGTATGCGCTGCTGCGCTACGAACCGCGCTTAAATCTTTGGATAAAGTTAGTTTGATAGAATAAACAATCGCCTTAATTTAATCCTATGCCCGCCAATCGCCCAAGCCCGCCGCCGCTGCGCGAAGGCCGCGCCGAAGAAGCGAGGTTTGATACCTGGTTCGCTACCCTTCCGAAGAAGAAGCAAGCGGAATACAAGGCGCGCAACGCTGGGCCTTATTCGGATATGGGCCAGCCAAGGCATTCGTTCCAAGTATATGACAACGCGCCAGCATTTAACGGCGATGATCCCAGGCTAACGGAAACGAAATCCGATGCAGATACCTGGGTTAGCCTTGAGCGCGTTCAGGAAATCGTGAGCGATGTTCTGGCTATCCTGGGCGCTTCCGATGATAAGGCCGTGTTAAATCATTTCGATCTTATCAGGATTATATTAGGCCAGCCCGATGCACCGCAGCAAACCGAACTTGCCGCCCGTATGCGGCTAACGAAACAAGCGATCAGTATCCGCGCAAAGAAGATACTATTACGCGCCAGCAAGATTGCTCCAGGCATTCTTCAGCGCGTTAAAATGAGGCCGAAGCCAAGCGATCGCTGCGCGAATTGGGCGATAAAAATTATAGAGAACAAACCCGATTCGGGTAGGGGTTTTAAGGAATCTTTTACACCCCCCCCAACGAAGGCGTCTTTCCTTCCTTCTA